GCCGCCCAGATGCGCGGGGACTTCGGCACGGCGTTGGAGAGCGCCACCCTGGGACGGATTTTGGGGTTCGATACCTACATGGATCAAAACGTCAACAGCGTCACGCAGAGTAACTGTGACGTGGACGTGACCGGCACCGTCACCAACGCCCTGAATGCCGGTTCGGGCGGCTCGCAGGCCGTCACCCTGGCCGACTACGCCGTCGTCATCGGCGAGTTCGCCGTCGTGGCCGGCAACGACCAGCCGACTTACATCACGGCTGCCACCACGGGCAGCGGTGCCACCACGGCCATCACCCTCAACGAGGCGAACAAGTACGCCACCGCCGCCTTGGCTCCGCTGGCGGTCTACAAGTCGTGCGTCGTGGCGAATGCCTACGCAGCCGGCTACGCGGACGCGGTGGTCGTGGGCACCTGGAACTCGCCGCCGGCCATCGGCCAGTTGGTCGCCTTCGGCACCGGCTCCGGCCGCGTGAACTACACGGTGATCGAGTCCTACCGGGCTAACTCGGACGGCACGCAGAATCCGGCGGGCAGCTACCAGGCCGTCTACCTGGATCGGCCGCTGGAGCAGGCCATCAACGCCACCGACAAGTGCTTCCCCGGCCCGGCCGGCGCACTGAACCTGGCCTTCCACCGGAACGCCATCGCCTTGGTGACTCGGCCCCTGGCCATCCCCAACAACGCGATGGGCGTGCTGTCCCACGTCGGTGTCTACAACGACATCGCCATGCGGGTCTCGATGCAGTACAGCATCGCGTCCGGCGGGACGGTCGTGAACCTGGACCTGCTGGCGGGCGTGGCAGTCCTGGACACCAACCTCTGCGTCGTTCTCCAGGGCTAAGCCCTGTCGTTCGGTAAACGAAACCACCCGGCCCGGCGGAATCCGGGCCGGGTGGTCTTTCTCGCTTTCGACGGGAGGCTCGGCTATGGGACTCAGTGATTGCTTGCTACTGCTACGGCAGTATGGACCGCTGGCTGTGGTTGTGGGGTTCTTCCTTTGGCAGAACTGGCTCCGCGAATTGCGCATGAGCAAGCGCATCTCGAAGCTGGAGGACGAGCACCGTCAGGTGATCCTGCCGCTGGTCGAGCGCTGCACGGATGTCATATCGCAGAACACCGGCATGATGGAGCGGTTGGAAAAGGCCCTGGAAGCTGTCGAATGCCCGCTGCGTACCAAGGCGAAATGCCCTCAAGGGTAGTGCCATGAACAACAACTCCAACCCGATCCACGACCGCTTCGTGCGGTTGTCGATGTACATCCACAAGCGTCAGCACGGCGCACGGGTGGTGGTACGTCGTAAGGTCGTGCATACGGACCCGGAGACCGGCCAGGCGTACTGGTCGATCAACCAGTGGAAGGTCCGGCGGGCCGTCGTGCTGCCGGCCAAAACGCAGCGTGAGGTTCGGCAGAATGCGGGTGCCATGACTGCCAATCGGGCGATCATCCAAGGGAGCAGCTTCGACACCAGCGGCCGGCACTTTCTTTTCGACCGCAGTGACGTGCCCGCGGACCTGGTGCTGCAAAAGGACGACTGGATCGTTTTCAACAACCGGCACTATGACATCGAGAGTGTCGCGGAGTACGAGTACGACACGGCTTGGCTGGTCATTGCCAAGGAATTGAAGGGCCGGTTTGAAGACCCTCGTGAGATTCTCGTCGCCGCACATGATCGCATGACGCTGCATTCCACCCCCAACACGCTCTAGGTGCGCCAATGGCAGTCAATCCGAATTGGGCACGCTGGTCGTTCGCGTCCGTGGCGACTTTGCTGAAGAAGATTGCCAGGGAGGCAGGCATTCCGGCGCTTGTGGAGGGGCTGGATGAACGGACGACGGAGTTCATGGAGGCACCCCAGCGCGTCGAGATTCGCATGTCAGGTCCCTACTCGCGGGAAATGAGCAAGGACTACTACGAAGTGAGTCTTGACATCAACGTGCTCTTTACGAGCCGGTACGAGATCAACGGAAACCAGTACGACATTCTCGTGGCAGTGGGAAAGTTCCACGAGGCTCTGGACCACCCGATCCCGTTGCAGCGCCTCGGCAAGGAGTCGGGCGACGATGGCAGTCTGGTGGACTGCTACATTCCACGCCCCGGCCGCAACAATGCCGCGCGTGTGTTTCACTTCGGGCAGACCGATCAGACGGACCGGCAGAAGCAGGTGATGATCGACGCCCGTTACGTTGTCTACTTGGACGGTTAGCCTGATGTTTCTCTACGTCATTACAAATCGTGTGAACGGAAAGCAGTACGTCGGGATTGCTAACCAGCCTGATCGGAGAAGGATAGAACACTTTTCTGGCCACGGCTCCAAGTTGGTGCGACAGGCCATCAGGAAGTACGCACGCGAGAACTTGGACTTCGACGTTTGGTATGAAGGCCCTGATGACTGGATCAGGAAGATGGAGTATTACGCCATTGTGGTGCTTGGGACTCACGCCCCTCGCGGCTACAACCTGACCCTGGGTGGCGAGGGAGCATGTGGGTGGAGGGCGTCGTCGGTGACACGTCAAAGGATGTCGCTGGCCCATAGAGGAGCGAAGAATTCCATGTGGGGCAGGCGACAGTCGATGGCAGCACGCGAGAAACAACGTGCGACGGCTAAGGCACGCATGAAACCGAACCATCGGCAAAAGATTCGTATGCGTGGTGTCCTTTGCGAGAGCGCAAAAGTGGCGGCGATGGCTCTCGGTGTAAAGGCTGCGTCTTTGTATGGGCGCATTCATCGCTGCAAGCAAACTGGCGCTCAGCCAGAGGGTTTTGAACTTGTCTCGTAAGGAGAACTACTTTGGCTAGGATCGAGCTTGGCAACACAGGCTCCCCATAAGGCAACTTTTGGTGAAAAACTTCGCTGTATGCTGGAAACTCCGAGTATCCACCAGTACGCTTTTGCGTGACAATCTGCGTGGTGCGGACAATCAGCAGGAAACCCGGAAGGGGCTCCTCAACGACTGCACGCGAAGCTCCCACAAGGGAAGAAGATACAGTCTGCTCTTTACGGCGACGTAAAGAGGTGGGCAGAAATGACCCACCCGGCTCTTACGAGCCAGTAACAATCAGGTAAGTATTGCACCATCCGTATGCAGGATGGCTTGAAGGGGACCGCGCTTGGTCCCAGCACTGCGCCGGTTGCCGGCGCGACCAGCCTCACCATCACTTCGGTGTCGCTGAACAACCTTTCCGGGAACGTGGTCCCGATCGGCGCTCGCTTCCAGATCGCCGGGGAGACCAATCCCCTCGTTCACACGGTCACGAGCCGTACCGAGGGCTCGGGCACCGGCGGTGCCAGCGAGGTGCAGACGGTGACTGTGACCAATGCCACCGGCGGCACGTTCAAGCTGCTGTGGAATGGTCAGGAGAGTACCGAGATCGGCTACGACGCCGATGCGGCGACAGTGGCGGCGGCCTTGGCTCCTTTGGTGGGCGCGGTCTCCAACATCAGCGTCACCGGCTCGCTCGGCTCCTGGACGGTCACGTTCGCGGGCACGTTGGCCAATGCCCCGCAGTCGCTCTTGCAGACGGATGTCTCGGAACTGATTGGCACCAATGCCTACGTTGCCATTGCGGAGACGACGTTGGGAGTCGTGCCGACCGGGACTTCTGGCACCACGGCCATTACTTTCTCGCCTGCTCTGACCGCGGGGACTTATGTGACCACCGCCGCGATCACCTTCCAGCCGCAGCAGGTCTACATCAAGATCGGCGACGGCAACCTGACCTATACGGAGCACCGCGACTACCAATACCTCTTGGACCGTGGCCTGCTCGATACGGTCCGCGAGCCGAAGGACGTGCCGATGGACGTGAAGCTCGACGCCGTATACGAGCATATTACCAGCGGCACCAGCGATAACGTCTGCCCGATGGATGCGCTGAAGGGGCATAACAGTGCGGTGGAATGGGTCAGTTCGGCCCCCGACGCTTGCGAGCCGTATTGCGTGGACGTGCTGGTGGACTACAACCCGCCCTGCGCCCCGGTCAACCGGGAGACGACCGTGTTCCCCATGTTCCGGGCCGAGACCCGGGAGATCAACTACAGCGCCGCGACGATCGTCTTCACGGGCAAGTGCATGGCCAAGGAACCGACCGTCTATCGTGGCAGCGAGTGCGCCCTTATCTGACGACTCCCCGGCCCGCTACCTGGTATGGCCGGTTTTGCTAGCCACACGACTAGCCGGCAGCGCCGGTGCCGAAGCGCCGGCGCTGCTGATCTTGTCTTTCGCGTCCTTTGACTTTGCTCTTGAGGGAGATCAAACCATGAAGATTGGCGGCGTCGATCCGACTACCCTGCCTACTGAAGTGTTCCTGGTGCTGCCCCGCGGCGACGATCAGCAGATCGTGCTCCGCGCCTGCCCCGTGGCGAGCATGGACGAGTTCGAGGCCCTGTGCCCGCGGCCGGCCCCTCCGGGGAAGATGACCCGCGACGGCTGGGTGCCCATGCCCGAAGACCCGACCTACCAGCAGGTAATGACCGAATGGTCGGCCAAACGGCTCGGTTACATGGTCGCCAAGACGCTGGAACCGAGTCAGATCGAGTGGGACACTCTCAACCTGTCCGACCCGAGCACCTGGCGGAACTGGACCACGGACCTCCGCGGAGGCGGCCTGAACGATGTCGAGTGCCAGCGGGTGCTGACGCTGGTCATGGAGGCCAACTCCCTGGACGACGCCAAGCTGAAGAAGGCCCGCGAGGTTTTTCTTGCTGGGGAGGCAGCGAAAGTCGCATCCTCTGGCCTCCCCACCGGACCACAGAGTACGCCGTCTGGTGCGCCTGCGAACGCTTAGGCATTCTGCCGCCCGGCGTCAAGCCCGCTTGGGACGATTGCCCGGTTCCTGTGCAAGCTCTGATCGTGGCCTTCGATCAGACCCGCGCTTACGACGAGGCTGAGCGGGATGCTCGTCTAATGGGGGCAAGGATGCCCTTTGCGGGCGATTGAATGGAGGGCTTCGATCATGCGGTTTACAGGCACGCTCCGGGCAGCACGGATCGACATGGAGAAGTACCGTGCGGCGCTGGACGCTTGCCTGCGAGAGGCGATTTCCCAGGGCCTCATGGAGTGGCTGGAAGCCACGGTGATCGCGGAAGTGCCTGTTTGGAGCGGCGCGTCCCGGGCGACCTTCTTGGCCCTGGCCCGCAACATCGAATACAACATCCCGATTTTCCCCGTGGTTCCCAGCCGTGTGGGCCAAGGGGTGTCGCAAAGCAGTGGCACTCTGGAGGCGAATGCCCGGACGGGCCGTTACATCTTCAGTTACCAGACAACGCTGCCGTGGCTGATCGTCAACGAGTATTTCGACGCCACGCAATGGGGCTTCCACTTGAAGAAGCCCGGTCCCTACCACTTCCAGTCCAAGGGGGAGGCGGCCTTCCGCAAGTTTGCGGAAAGGGTCCGTTTGCCCGACCCCTTCACTTGTTTGAAAACCATCAAGATCAAGGTGTCGGCCAATGTCGGATGAAATCCTGCAACAACTTGGCTTCGACGCCTCGGCGGCTCTTAGTGCCCTGGAGAAGATTGACGCCGGCCTCGGCAGTTTCGAGGCCAAGTTGAACTCCGTCGCCGAAACCATGTCGTCCTGGAACTCCCGGGCCGGTGCGACGGTGCAAATCCTCAAGGACATCGCCTCCAACGCCAACACGGCGGCTGCGGCGATTTCCAAGCTGCAAAGCGCGTTCAGCAACCAGAAGGGCCCCCGCAGTCCTAAGACGCCCGGCAGTGGCGGCGGTGTTGACGATAAGCCGGTCAAGCCCAACGTGGACCCCAGCAAGATCAAGGAGGCTGAGGACGCGGCGTCCAAGTTCGTGCTGACTTGGGAGACCTTGAGTCGCGTAGTTGCCACGCAGTTCATCGTTCGGGCCATGAGCGCGATTCGTGACGCCACGAAGGAGGCGTTGGAGTCCAATGTCGCCTACGTGAAGAGCCTGGCGGAGGTCCGCGCGATCTCGCCCGAGAAAGACATTGGCGCGCTGAGCGAACGGATGAAGGAGCTTTCCCGCCAATTCAATGTGCCCCTGCAACAGGTCGTCGAGGCGCAATACCAGATAATTTCCAACCAGTTTACGACGACCGCGCAGCAGACGGACGTGATGACGGCCGCCTTGAAGGCGTCGAAGGTCGCAATGGTGGACGCCGGGCAGGCGGCGGAGATCGTTGCCGGTGCCTTGAATGCTTTCGGCTATGATTCCAGCCACGCCGACGAGGTTGCGGCGAAGCTCTTCAAGACGGTTGGCCTGGGGCACCTTCGCTTTGCCGACTTGGCCAATATCATCAGCCGGGTGGGCCCGGTGGCCCGCGAGTTGGGCGTCAGCTTCGACGAGTTGCTGGCCGCGGTGGCGAGCCTCTCGATCACGGGCACCAAGCCCGCGGAAGTGGCCACGGGGCTGCGGTCGGCGATGGCGGCGTTGTTCAAGCCTTCCCGCGATTTGCGGGAGGAGTTGAATGGCCTGAGCGCCGAGCAGATGGTGGCCGTGTACAAGCTGAGCGGCTCTTGGGCGAAACTCCGCGGAGACACCAACGGCACCATCAACGACCTGGCGAAATTGGTTCCCAACCTTCGCGCCATTCCGACCGTTTTGCGGGAGACGGGGACAGGGGTTGACGCCTTTGCGAAATCCTTGCAGGAGATTCATGGGGCTCCGACGGAGTTCGGCCCCGAAGTGATGCTGGCCCGCAGCACGGACGTGGAGAAGTACACCAGCGAGATGAACAAGCTCAAGGTCTTCATGGCGACGGACCTTGGGGACACGATGGTCAAGCTCACGAATGCGTTCATCCAGACTGCGGGTGGCATGGACAGCATGATTGCCGCCTTCAAGGCGATGGAGCCGGCGATTGCTGTTTGCGTCACGGCCTTTGCCGCCTTCATCGGCATCGTGATGATGGGCAAGGCCAATGTCCTACTGATGAAGAATGGCCTTGATCTGGCCACGCTGTCAGCGAGGAACTTCTTGGGGGTTCTCGGACTGTTTGCGGCGGCCTCGATCGCCGGTGAAACGATCGGCAGTGCTCTTGACGCGCAGATCAAGGCCGGCATCGAACGTGTCGAGGCCGCGGAGAAGCAGGTCGAGGACCGCCGCAAGGCCCTGGACACCCAGCGGGCGGACGCCTTGAAACAGGCGAACGAGGATCGCGTCCGTGGCGCGTTGGAGGGCATCAACAGCCTCACGGAGGCGTACCACAGGCAGATGGAGGCCGCTCGGGACGACAACCGTGAGTGGCAGCAGGATACGCGGGCCACGATGGAGTCTCTGATCGGCGCTCGCCAGAAGATGGTTACGGAGTTCAAGTCGCTGGCGCAGAAGAGCGACGAGGAGATCGTGGCCTCGCAGAAACGGGTCCGTACTGACCAGGCGAAGTTGGAGGACCGACGCTTCCGCGTTGGTGAAGAGAACAAGCCCCCTGAGTTTCAGGCCCGCGACTACCTGGATCGCGCCGCTGACTTGAGGCGACAGTCCGCCGGGCTCAGCCGTCTCGGAGTCATTCGTCAGCCCGAGGAAATCCAGCAGGGCGTGCAAAAGCTCGGCCGGGCCGAGCAATTCGCCGAGGAGGCGAAGCAGATTGCGGCCCGACAGCACAATGCTTTCGGAGTCCGCCAGGCTGAGGCCGAAATCGAACACATCATGGAGGAGGAGATTGCCTCGGAAAGGGAGTTGCAGGCTGCCGAGAAACATCGCAGCGACGACGCCGCGAAGGCTGCCGCCAAGGAGGAAGCGAACGTCGAACGGATGCGGTCGTTGATGAAGAACATTATGAAGGAGACAACCTTCGTCAACGACAAGGGCGAGCCGCTGAACGCAACGAAGCGCACCGAGCAGATGCAGAAGGCCATGACCGACATGACCGAGTTGCAGAAGCGGGCCTTTGAGGGTGACGGGAAGCCCGATGTCTCCGCGTGGCTCAATTTCGAGGAGTTCAAGCGGAAGCTGCAAACGTCCTGGCAGGAAGCGGTCCCGACGCACGTCCAGATCGAGGGGC